GGTTTGGGATATTGGACAAGATCAAATAACGAGATTTGTTTGTTGGCAACTAAGGGTAAACCAAAAAGAGTATCTAGTTCTGTTCATCAGATTATCTATGAGCCAATAGCAAGACATTCAGAGAAACCCCAATGTGTTAGAGATCATATAGTAAAACTTTGTGGCAATTCATCCAGAATAGAATTGTTTGCTAGAAATGTAATTGGGAGTGGATGGGATAGTTGGGGGAATCAAACACTTACATGAGATAAAAAAATACCCCCAATGATTGTAAGAGAGAGAAAGATCATTGGGGGTTAAGTTTACCCTATCAGATTTGAGCAGTCAAATCGAGGCTTTCGATAGGGAGTTCCTTTGTTACGTTATTCTATTTGTTTCATTTGTCTAATTTCCATACTCTAAATGTTTTTGTTGAATTACCATTGTCATCTCTGATAATTCTTGATCTTACTTTAAATCCTAATTTCTTGCAGATACTTCTAAAACAACAAATTTCTTGATGAGTATTTGCAATGAAACTATCTCCTAAGTCCATTGCTTTTGCAAGTCTAAGCCATTTGCCCTTTGTTGTATGCCTATCTTCATCATTGATTGGAATGTTGCTTTCAATAATAAAACTTTCAAATTGTCTATTAGTCATTTTTCTCTCTCTTTCCTAAGGTCTAAATATTGACCACCCCCCAAAAGGATGATCATTTGATTTTATTAATTGATTAAGTACCTTGATTGCTTCTTTTGATTCATCTGATACTTTATTTCCTTTTTTGATAGCCATTTCTACTTTGTCAACAAGAATACTTATTGATCTTTCAATTTCGCCTTGATGTGGAATTTTATATTCTGCTTCCCATCTATCTATGCTTTCTCTTGAATAGTCCATTATTACCTCCTTAATGATTTCTAAGATCATTTTTTGCTCTTGATCTTTCTTTCTTATTTGCATTTTTTTTATATTTCTTAGTCCATGCTCTTGATGTTGAAGATAAATTCTTATCCTTGAAACATTTTCTTATAATTCCTTGTGACATTTTATTTTTTCTCTCTCTAATGATTCTCTTTATGTTTACAGAATAACAATATGTTAGAGGGTTGTCAAATATTAATTAGAAAAAAGTTTTTTTTGTTTTAAATCCAAGAAATACGTTGTATAAGATAAAGTATGCCAATACCAAGACCAAGTGCAGGCGAGAGTAGAGAAAGATTTATGGGTCGCTGTATGTCATCTGACACAATGCGAAGAGAGTACACTGATAGCAATCAGAGATATGCAATTTGCATGAGAACGTTTAACAGCAAAGGGTTCAAGATGGATGACATTGAAAACGAATTAGAGCAGAAAGATTTTTCTGATTATTTAGATTTTGAAGCTGAAATAAAAGCTGAAGGTGAAGAAGATAAAGGTGAGTTTACTGGATATGCTTCTATCTTTGGCAATAAAGATTTAGGTAATGATATAATAGAGAAGGGTGCTTTCATGCGTTCTCTAAGACGTAAGGGTGCTAAGAAAATTAAAATGCTCTATCAACATGACACAAAAGAACCAATAGGTGTGTTTGACCAAGTTAAAGAAGATGATGATGGTCTGTATGTTAAGGGTCGTTTGGCAATGGGAACTCAAAAAGGAAGAGAAGTCTATGAGCTTATGAAGATGGGAGCAATAGATGGTTTATCCGTAGGATACAGAGTAGATTCCAAAGGCTATGATTATGATAAAAGAAAAAGAACTAGAAACTTGAAAGAAGTTGATCTAATGGAAATTTCAGCTGTTACCTTTCCAATGAATCCAAGTGCACGGATACAAGCTGTAAAGAGTGACATGACTGTTAGGGAGTGGGAGAAGAAACTACGAGATGTAGGTGACTTGTCACATTCAGAATCAAAAGTGGCGGCATCTGCTGTCCATAAGGCTCTAAGTCAACGAGAGGTTGGTAAAGATGCTGATTTACTAAGCAAAATTAATGCTTTCACACAAACCTTAAAAAAATAGGAGCTAATCTTATGGCAGAAGAAGTAAAAGAAGCCGTAGAGGGAATGGTTAAGGCTTTTGAAGAGTTCAAAGCTACCAATGAATCTAGGCTTGCAGAGATCGAAAAGAAAGACTCTGCTGATGTTCTCTATGATGAGAAGATCAAAAAGATCGAAGCTGACATGGACAAGTTTGAGGATATAAACCAAAAACTTACTGTGCAACAGCAAGAGCAAAAGAAGTATGGGGATAAGTTAGATAACTTTGAAACTATGCTTAAAAGACCAGAAGCAAACTTAACTGCTGATGACATTGACACAAAAATGCAAGTTTTTGATAAGTGGGTCAGAAAAGGTGATGCAGGTCTTGATGAGATGGAAGTAAAGGCTCTTACAGTCTCTGATGATACACAAGCAGGTTATCTTGCTCCACCAGAGTATGTAAATGAGTTAATCAAAACCATTACGGAAATCACTCCATTTAGAAGTGTAGCTAGGGTTAGAACTACAACTAATAAGTCAGTTCAAATCCCATCAAGAACAGCTACATTCTCTGCACAATGGGTTGCTGAAACTGGAAGCCGTTCTGAAACAACTGGATATACAACAGCATTAGAAGAAATACCAACACATGAGTTATATGCTCTAGTTGATCTTTCTACACAGCAGTTGGATGATTCAGCTTTCAACATGGAAGCAGAAATGCAGTCTGAATTTGCTACACAGTTTGCAAAAGCAGAAGGTAACTCTTTCATTCTAGGTGATGCAGTAGGAAAACCAGAAGGTGTTATAACTAACTCTAGTGTTGGCACAACTATTTCTGGTAATAGTGCACTTTTAACTGGTGACGGTCTTATCTCATTAGTACACGCTATCAAGTCTGATTATGGGCAAAATGCTACATTTATGTTCAACAGAACAACTCTTGGAGCTATTAGAAAGCTGAAAGACTCAGCAGGACAATATGTATTCCAAGCAGGAATGATGTTGACAGCAGGTGTGCCAAACTCTGTTCTTGGGTATCCTTATGTGGAAGCTCCAGACCTAGCAGATGTTGGTTCATCAGCAAAGCCAGTAATCTTTGGTGACTTCTCAAGGGGTTACATGGTCGTAGATCGTGTTAATCTTTCAGTATTGCGTGACCCATTTACACAAGCTACTTCAGGCAATGTACGTTATGTTGCAAGACGTAGAGTAGGTGGTCAGGTAATTCTTCCAGAAGCTCTCCGAATCCAAACAATCTCAGCTTAATAGGGGGTATAAATGAAAGACTTATCAAATAATATTAGTCCTGCGGTTTCAATCATAAGTGCTGTAAGAACAGCCGCTGTCAATGGTGGTGGTGTTGATTTACAGGGATATGAATCAGCAACTGTATTGGTGGATGTAGGAGCAGAAGGTGACACACTTTCTAGCTCAGTACACTTTGAGGTATCATTAGAGCATTCTGATGACAACTCATCATTCTCTGATGTAGCACAAGCAGATATCATGGATGGAACTATTTCATCTGGTGGCATCTTCTTAAAGCTAGATGGTACAACAGGGGGAAACCCTGATACAGCAGGTGGTGTTTTTAGAGTTGGTTACAGAGGTGGCAAGCGATACGTTAGAGTCGTACTTGCTAAAACTGGCACACACTCAAATGGAACTCCGATAGGTGCAATGGTTGTCAGAGGTCATGCTAGACATACTGGTGACAGTGCATTTACTGCACACGCATCTTAACGATAGCTAGTGGAGGGGGGAGAAATCCCCTCTCTATGTGAGATAAAAATGAAAATAAAAATTACAAAAAGTATTGTTGGAACTATAAATGCTCTAGGTTCTCAAACAAAGATGTATGATATGGGCACAGAATTTGTAGCTACTGAAGAGTGGGAAATAAAGATGGCTCATCAATTCATGGATGCAGGTTGTGCTGAAGAGATAAAGACAGTTGAACCAACAGAGACAAAGACAAGAGCAAGAACAAAATCTGGACACTATAAAGCAGATGACCCTAGCACTCCAGACGTAAACGAAGCGTGGGAAACCAAAACTAAATAGGGTAAATAATGAGCCGTACATTAGATTCAAGTATAACTACGGCATTATCATCTGGGGATATCGAGCCATTCTTTGCATTTAAGATGGCATTTGATTCAACAACACTTTTTTTATATACAGGGTTAGGCACTATTACCATAGGTAGTGATACTTATACAGGAGTAGGTAGTTTATTAAATTTCTCTAATGTTGAGGAGAGTGCAGATATAGGTGCTAAGAGCGTGTCTATAACTTTAAGTGGTATTCCATCAGCAAATCTCTCATTGGCTCTCAGCACACCTTATCAGGGGAGAGAAGTCACAATTTTGTTTGGGATTAGAAATGCTAATGTAATTTATCTTACAGACGAAGGTGGCAACTTTATTCTCACAGAGGGTGGGGGATTGATAGACATCACAGAAGGAACAGAGCCAAATGCTAGTTCTACTCTATTTGTAGGCTATATAGATACAATGGATATCAATGAGGGAGCAGAAAGTAGTTCTATAACAATTAGTTTGGAATCAAAATTATTAGAATTAGAAAGACAAAGAGTTTTAAGATACACTTCAGCAGTACAAAAAGCTTTGTATACAGGAGATAAAGGATTTGATTTTGTTGATCAGTTGCAAGGCGAGACTTTCAATTGGGGTAGAAAATGAAGAAGAAAACATGGGAGAAAGATTTAGAAAATTATATAGAACTTATTAGAAGCAAGCGTTTTGATTGGGGTATTCATGATTGTGTAGTATTTGCTAATCAAATTATCAAGGTTCAGACAGGAAAAGGATTCTTTGACGAATATCTACCAGATTATGATTCAGCAATAAAAGCCAATAGAACATATAGAACAATGCTTGTTCAAATGAGAGTTGCTAGTATTAAGGAAGCAATAGATACAAAATTAACAAGATTTATCGGAATGATACCCCCTAAAGGTAGCATTGTCTGTAAAATACACAAACAGAGAATAGATTATGGCATTGGATATAATCTAGGAGTAGCTATTGATCATAGAGCAGGATTTCTTAGTGAAAGAGGATTAGAGTTTCAAAGGATTACAAATGGAGATGTTTTTTGGACAGTCGATTAAAAAGATTTCTATTAACCACATCATCATTAGTTGGTTTTTGTTTAGTTCCAGAAATAGCAAGTGCTGATCCTGTAACAGCTAGTATTA